ACGATGTCCCCACCCTTGATGCGGGTGATCGCCGACTTGCGCGGGATGCTGACGTCGGACCAGCGAAGGTTGAGCACCTCGCTTCGGCGCCAGCCCGACTTAAGGAGGAACTCGACGGCGTCGGCCACGTCCGCCCGCATAGCAAGGAACAGCTTGCGCTCCTCCGCGAGCTCGAGCTCGCGCGGCGGCTTCGCCGGCACTTTCAGCAGCAGCTGCTTCCAGGTGGGCATCTCGCCGATATCGTAGCGGCTTTCCTTCGCGTGGCGCCACATCGACCGCGCGTTCTCGACCTCGCGATTTACCGAGGCGTTCGAGCGGCTGTCCCGCCGGCGGGCGAAGTAGATCTGCAGCTCTCGCTGGGTCACCTCTGACAGGAGCCTGTTCGGGCCGAGGCCGGCGACCAGGGCCCGGAGCATGTAGCGGATGGTGGGCCAGCTGGGCAGGAGCTCGGCATGATCCTGGTAGAGGCCGGCCGCTTCATCCACCGTGATTGGCGGGCGTTGCTCATCCGGCAGGGCAGCCCGCTGGCGTTCCCGCCGTTCGAAGGCCTCGGCCGCGCGTTTGGAGGCGCAGCCGGTCGAGCCGTGATACCTGCGTCCGCGAAATTGGAAGTCGTAGTGGTAGTGCGGCTTTCCCTTGGGCCGGTAGACACTCACGCCGTCACCGATGGCTGTCTCGGGCGCTGAAGCGGAGAACCACCCCGGATTGCCGCGAGGGTTGCGCCGCGCGGCGCGTCGGCTTGGTTTCGGTGGCTGACATGTCGATTGCTGGTGCCGCAGGCGCTCGATGTATGATTCGAGATCGCCGACAGTGTAGCGGATCGCGCGGCCACTCAAGACATAGGTCAGCAGCCCCTCCTGCCGCGCCCTGCGCAAGGTGCGCACGGACAGGCGGAGCCGCTCGGCGGCCTCCGACTCGGTCAGGAGGAGCTGGGCCAGCATCACTAGATGCTTTCCGCTTCTGCCCCGGCCGGGACTACGTTGAAGAGCCAGCAGCGCCGAGTGCTGCCGTCGAAGCACTTCACGGATTTGTCGGCGACAAAGCGGGGCGCGGTGGATGAGCGCAAGGCCTCCCGCAGGGTGCGGTCGACCTCGATCGGAATGCCGACCTCGGCGAACTGCTGGCGCAGGCTCGGGAGGTTGAGGGCGCCATCACCATCAATGCACACGTCACGATAGACCGGACGCTCGATGATCTTCTGCGATTCACGGGTGATCTCCCTCACATTTTCCTGCCGGGCATATTCGGCCGCCTGGTGCCGTTGTCCTGCCGCTTCGATTTGCCCCTGCAGCTGCTGGCGCACCGCCTCGGCCGCATCGTCCGCCCGCTTCTGCGCGGCCTGTTCCTGCGCCTCGCCGACGCGCGTGCCGTAGGCAAAGCCTCCAATGCCCGCGAGGCAGGCAGCCAACGCGCCAGCGAGGGCGACGTGCGAAAGGCCAATCAAGCGAGCAGGCCTTTGAAGTAGGTCCGGCGCGAATAGGTCAGCACGTCACGGCGCAGGCGGCCAGCGCGATAGCTGACGTGGATCCAGCCACTGTTCGGCTGTCCGCGAACATAATTTTCGAGGATCAGCTGATCGAACGGCAGCTGGTCGCGGATGAAGCGCGCCACGGTGACATTGTCGACGCGCGTGATTTCGAGATCCGCGGCTTCGCCGGCAGCGTGCTGGCTAGTCGAGGAGGAGCCGACAGCGAGCAGAGCTTGACGGATCGATAGCCGGATGTGATCCGCACCGGCTTTCCAAATTGGGCGCGTAGCGGTTCCAATACCTCCGCGCAGAGCAGCTGCATCGCGGCGATCTGCCGGACGTTCGGATGATTGGCGATGCCCTGCGATTGCGCAGTGGCGGAGGCGGTGAACTCGGCCAGGCTGAAGTTCGGCGATAGCTTCATGAACTCAATCCTTCTTCTTGGGCAGGAACGTGTCGCCGATCCGGCCCGGCACGGTGGCGAGCACGTCGGAGACGGACTTGAGGACGCGAGGCGTGGCGTCGAATGCCAGCAGGGCGATTCCGAAGGCGATCGACTGCGCGAGGAAGCCGGCCCAGCCAGTCACTTCGATGATCGCCAGCGTAGCGTAATAGCTGACCGTGGAGCCCACGACCCACTGCATGAAGCGCTGGCGCCACGGCAGGCCGGGCTTCCACGCCTGGGCAACGGCAGATCCGACCAGCGAGGGGGTGAGCGAACCGGCAAGGTCGGTCGCGGCTTCGATGAAGGTGCGCAGGTCCATGGGTCAGTTCCAGAGTTGAATGAGGGGCAGCACGCGCGCGGCGGGCGCAGCGCTGGCGGGAACGATGACAGTGGTGCCGGGCGGCAGGGACGGCCCGAGCTCGGTTAGGCCCGGGTTGGCATCGAGCACCCGCGTCAGGTCGCCGGGCCCGAGGCCGGCATCGCGCCAGAGCAGCAGATCGAGCTTGTCACCCTGGCGCGCGACGAGGCGGAGATCCTCCGCCATCAGATCAGGTCGATGACGGTGCGCGATCGCCCGAGCATGTCGCGCACGGCGTGCTGCGCGTCACGGCGCAGTTCGCCGATCGAGGCGGTGAGATCGTCGACCTGGTTGCCGCCGGCAGCGGTCAGATCGAAGTCGCGGTGGCGCTCGATCAGTTCGGCCTTGGCGTAAAGCGCCACCGCCCTTCCGTAGCGCAGCAGCTGCACACTTTGGCCGTCGAGCGTCTGAGCCGGTACGTCTGCGAGCGCCGCGTGGCCGGCCTTCATCCGCTCCGCATATTCCTGCAGATCGAGGCCGATTGTCATCATCGCGCCGACGATCGCCGCGCGGAGCCGGGCTGGCGTGATGTTGGAGGGGATGCGCGCCGCCTCGCGAACGTCGGCGGGGTCGATCGAGGGGAAGAAGCCGTCGTTCTCCACCAGCGCTTCCGACGGCGGCGGCTGATCGGCAGAGGGCGCCGGCGGAAGGGCGACGAAGGACATGGCGGTCTCCACTCCGCTCGCTGGCTACAGGGGTGGGGACCGGGTCAGATGCGGCCCTGTGACCCAAAGGTCTCCCGCATCGCGCGATCCGCCCCTGAGCGTCGGGGGCGAGCTTGTCAGGTTCCCGAAGTGTCGGGCGTCGTGTTCGATTCGGCGGCGGTGGTGGCCGCCTTCAGCAGCTTCTCCGCCCGCTTGATTCGGTCCTTCACACCGACGCGGTCGTTCAGGCGCTGGGCTTCGCGCAGTGCGGAGAGCGCGAGGTCGAGGCCGGTGCGGCCCTCATCCGCCGGCAGATCCTCGGCTGCGCGCAGCAGCTCGATGCCCACCGCCTTCAGCAGCTTGGCGCGGATCGGATCATGCAGATCGAGGTGGCCGGTGAGATCGTCCACGCGGTCGAGGATGGCGAGCGGGAAGGCCTCGTCGGCGGCCTGGCGCTTGGCGGCGGCGTCCGCGATCTCTTCCACCACGATCGAGGCTGCATCGCGCTGGTACCGGGATGGCATCGCCACCTGGTGGCGGAGCATGAACGGGACGAGGTCCAGCGCATCGGCATAGTCGCCCACGTCGATCAGCCAGACCATGCAGGTGGGCAGCACTTCGGCGGCGAGGCCGGTCCCGACGCCTGCATCAGCGGCGATCACGCCTTCGATCCATGCGCGGTATTCCGGCAGCATCTCGCGCTTGGCGGCGATCTTGGCGTCGATCGAGCGGATCTCTTTGAGGCGGCGGAGATCGTGGGTCAGGCGCAGGCCGATCTGGGCGGCGGCGCGCTCTGCAGGGGAGGTATTCGCCCCCGCTGCCGAGGGAGAGGGGGCAGCAGCGGGGGCGACGATCGGCCCCTACACAGGTCCGTTCGCTGCGCTGATAGTCTGGGCAGCGAGGATGCGATCACGCTTGCGGCGAGCGAGGCTCATCGATGGATCTCCTGTGTGGGGGCCGGGTTCGGGAGGGCAGCTACCGGTCAGCCCGGCTTCTTGCCCATGCGGACGTTCTCGATGAGCGCGGTGCGGCCGTAATCCTCCACCACGTAGTCCTCGTTCACGGACTCGTAGTTCTCGATCTGGTCGAGCGCGGGCTCATCCTTGACGTGCCGGCGGCGCGTGCCTTCCTGCCAATAGACCGACAGGTTATCGAGGCTGGTGATCAGAAGGCTGTCCTCCGGGAAGAAGGGGACGATCACGGCACGCTTGCCGGCCAGCTGCTTCGGCAGCGTGAGGATGCGGTGGGCCGCCTCGCGCTCGGTCGCGGTGTCACCGGCGGCCTGCAGCAGGTTCAGGTACTTGTCCTTCACCAGCGACCAACCGACGATCACGACCAGGTCGGCATCGCTGCGGTGCCAGGGATCGAGCAGATCCAGCGCATCGAAGGCCAGCGCATCGAGGTTGGCGT